TGGGACTCTCAGAAAGAAGTTAAACTCGTGAGCGGTATTTCTCTTACACAACAACATCAAGAAAAACCTTTCTTCAAAGGACCTCTTCACATGGACCTTATCTTTTATATAGAACTGCCGCATAACCGCAGAAAACCTTACAAACATCAATTCGATTACCATTATTACAAGCCTGATTTGGACAACCTGATCAAGTTCGTTGCAGATATTTCAAATGGAATACTTTATACTGACGACTGCATAATTTCCTCAATATCTGCAAAAAAAATATATGACTATGAACCGCGTACCTCCATTACCCTAAGGGAGATAAATGCCTCAAAATAGCACGAAGAAAAATAAAAAACCCATCGAACGTAAAGACAGAAAGCCTCCTATACGCATTATCGATGAATACTTCGACATGTTCCATTTTAAACAAGTTCCCGTTTCAGAGGGGTTCATAGATAGACTCTTTTCTGACCTCGTTAAAGAAGCTTACAATGACAAAGAAATGCTTACCCTTGAAGATTTCTACCTTAAACGTGGATTGTCACCTGATAGCTATTATAAATGGGTTAAGAAGTACCCACAGGCTCAGAGAGCTCATGATGTTGCACTGCTTGCCATTGGTAACAGAAGAGAACGAGGTGGCTTAACACGTAAATATGACTCTGGACTGGTAAGCCAGTCAATGGCTCACTATAGCAAGAGATGGAAGCAGGGAATTGAGTGGAGAGAGTCGCTTAAACAAAAAGAGAATGATAAGGGAGGCAATATTACAGTAGTTATGGCCCCATTTGATGATGATACGCTCACAAAATCTGAGTCGGTTACACTCAGATCTTCAAAAAGTCCGGAGGAAGTTGCTCGTGAAGTTAAGAGAAGAACGATTGTTCCAAAGCAGTTTTAGGAAATAGTATGGCAAAGAGAAATAGTGCGCGTGATTTACGCAAGAAGTTGTTGCATGTAATGATAACGTGCATGAGGGGGATACATGAGGCATCTGTTGAGCTTGAGGGGCTTAATTTAACCAAGGAGGAGTGGGATGAGAAGGGTGATAAAGCGCAAAAAGCGTGGGTTCTTTTAGGTAATATTAATTTACTTACGTATGTAATGGCTCCGTTCTTTGGGATGGCTCGTGCTCAATTTCCCGCAGAGACGAAGTTTCTTGATGCGATTGAAGATGGATACCGGAGGTCGCTTAAAGATGGCGTATATAAGGAATGTGGATGCGTAGGGTGCAAAGAAGATGGGAATAGAGACAACAATCAAGCTTAATCGCTTCGTGCCCAGAATATACCAACGCGAGATCTGCCGTGCGTTTGAGTCTGGGTATAAGAAAATGGTTATTGTGGCACCTCGCAGGTGTTTGTCTGGAGAGGCTCATATAACTATGAGTAACGGGTCCTATAAGTGTCTTAAAGATATTAAGGTTGGAGATCGCGTTCTTTCTTGGGATGGTGAGAAGTTTGTTGAAGATGTGGTAAAAGATATTTGGCAAACCGAAGAAAAGGAGACGTATAAGGTGCGGTCTCCTGGATATTTGCCACTTATTACTTCGTATGATCATAAATTTGCGCATACATCAAGCTCAACTCCTTGTGTACGATGGGATAAACTTCAAGATATAACATGGCGACGTTTACTTCTTAATTATGCTGGAATATCATCGGACAAGCGCGATGGCGATCTTGCTGAATTATGGGGATACTTATTATCTGATGGATATGTTGTAGGGTACCAGCAACCTAAGTTTACTAATAATAATATGGTTATTCTTGAGCGGGTTGCATTTCTTGCGCAAAAACTGTTTAACGTGATCCCCTTATGGCGTCGCAAAGGGAGTGGCTTTGACCTAGGTTTTTCAAATGGTACGCGCGGAGGCGGAACCTTTCGCAATGAGATTAAAGAACTTTTTCGCAACGAAGGTCTCGATATACAAAAATCAATTCAGCGGCTTCCTTCTTATATATGGACGTTAGATTTTTATTCAATACAGCGATTTTTTGCTGCAATTATCTCGTGTGATGGCAATATCTATATTCATAAAAATGGTTTTTCCATAGAAGGTCGTGAGGTGCCCCCTGGATTAGAAGTTACACTAAGTTGCGGTCGATCCTATGAGTATGCATGGGATATGTATTGGCTCCTGAGAAAGTATGGCATTCTTTCGCAAATACCTTATCTAGAACGCGGGAGTAACTGGAAGATCAAGATAGGCAAGGGGTGGGCAATAAAAAAACTATTAACGGGGGTGAGAGTGTATGGCAAAGAAAAAAAACAAGAAGAGTTGCTCAACCTTGTTAATAAACAATCCAAAAATCCTCAGAAGGTTTTTAAAGGATGTTATCGTTCTTGTCATACTGTGGAAAAATTAGGTCGTGAAAAGCTTTACGATCTAGAAACGGCACGCCATCACAATTTTGTTGCCAATGGATACTTGGTTCATAACTCCGGCAAGGACGTAGTATGTTTTAACCTTATGATCCGAGCCGCGCTTAAGCGAGTAGGCCTTTACTATTACCTGCTTCCAACTGCTGTACAAGCACGTCGCGTTTTATTTGAAGGAATGACCTCCGAAGGAAGACGTTTTTCTGATTTTATTCCAGATGAACTTATAAAGCGTATTAACAGACAGCAGATGCTTATTGAATTCAAGAATGGATCAAGCATCATCTTTCTAGGCAGCGAATCGTTCGATTCTTTGCGTGGACAAAATCCAGTTGGAGTTGTTGTGAGTGAGGCAGCTTATTCGCACCCACAGGTATACCCAACAATCCGGCCAATTTTATTGGCTAATAACGGATGGATAATCTTCATAAGTACACCTAACGGGGAAAACTTCTTCCACACTTTGTACCGGATAGCTCAAGACAATCCAGATGAATGGTATTCAACCCTCTTAACAGTTAATGATACACAGCATATTTCCGAGGAAGAGATACGCAGAGAGATTGAGTCTGGTGAGATATCAGAGGATATGGCCAGACAAGAATACTATTGTAGTTACTCCACTGGCGCCCTTGGTGCTTACTATGCTAAATACCTTAATAATATGGAGCTTAATCATCAGGTTGGCACCGTAGACTGGGAGCCAAACTTTCCTGTTCACACTGCCTGGGATCTTGGCATGAGAGATCAGACCGTTATTATCATGTTTCAAGTAATTGGAAACGCAGTCCACATTATTGATATGTATTATAAATCTGAGGTTGGGCTTGAACATTATATTAATGTTATTCAATCTAAGCCTTACACTTGGGGTAAACATATTGCCCCACATGACATACAAGTTCGTGAATTTACTGCTGGTGGCCTTACTCGACTAGAAAAGGCTGCGCAGCTTGGAATAAAGTTTATGATTGCACCAAACATTTCTATTATTGATGGCATTGAAGCCGTACGAACAACATTGCCTCGTATACATATTGACGAAGAAAGATGTAAGCGGCTTATTACGGCTCTTAGAGATTATCGAAAAGAATATGACTCAAAACTTCAGGTTTATAAAAATAAACCATTACACAATAGTCACAGCGATTTTTGCGATTGTGTTCGCTACCTCTGCGTTTCGTTGCCTAAATTAAGAAATACAGCTGACCCTGAAGCTCTGGAGCGTCGCTATAGAGAAACGGTTTATGGAAATCAAGCGAATTTGCCTCCAGCGTTTCAGGATAATAACCATTTTTTCTAACGAAAGGGTTTTTTATATATGAACAAGTTTACATTATCGCTCCTTCTTGCCGTTCTTCCTCTTTGTGGCGTAGTTTCCCATACAATGATCAATTACCACCGCTGCCCCGGTGCCCTTGAGGAGAATAGAACTCCTGTTGTTTTTGGATTTGTTTATGCGTGCTCACACCTTGACACTGAATTCAAAGGAGTAACAACATCTGTTGACAAGCATGGCACTATCACCGTCTGCGTGTTGATGGATGGCTGCCATGCCACCATTGTCATTGAAAACGATTCAGGGACATGTTTTATAGATTTCTTTTCAAGCCGTGAAGATATAAAAGTTGACCAGTTTAAGAAGTTTTTTGATGACTATCTGCATGCTGAATCAGTGAAAAAACTACACGTTAATCGCGATAAAACGTTTTCGTTTTCAGCGTAGCGTGTTGTTTCACCTTGAGCTTATGGTATTGTTGGGGTTGTTAAGCTCAAGGTGAACGATGTTCAACTTTTTTAGCCAGAATATTGTACTGCTCTGTTATTGCATCCTTATGCTCGGCATATTTCTCTCGCAATGGCACAAATAACTTGATATCTGTACCTAGCAATTTTATGATGGGGTGAAACATCTTATAAGGCCGGTTAAGAAAGGTGTGAAGCAATGTTATTTCCAGCCCTTGGACCTGAATATTATAACCAAAACGATAAATCCATCCTTTCGCGGATGGAAGCGTTTTACTCCGAAGCTATAACGATCAACCAGTCGTTTTGGGGTGAAGCCGATACAGATACACGATTTGAGGCTGGTGATCAAACATTATGGAACGATATATACGGCAATCTGCCCGCAAATCGTCAAAAACAGTTCAATTTTAACCGTATTAGACGTGTAATAAATATGATTTCTGGCCATCAACGCCGAAATCGTAAGTCTATTATTGCGGTACCGGTAGATAATGCGGACGAAGAGACAGCTGACCAGTTCTCAAAAGTTCTTTTATGGGCTACGCAGCAAGAAGGAGTGCTCGAAACGATCTCAAACTCTTTTCATGGAGCACTGGTAACCGGCATGAACCTTCTTCAAGTCTGGATCGATTACCGCTCTGATCCCGTATGCGGAAACATCAAAGTTGATAACTGTTCATATAACTCTTTTTTAATAGATCCGTACTTTAAGAAACAGGATCTCTCTGATTGTAACGCTTTATGGAAGCGATCATTTTTAAGTAAGCGCGAATGTATGTCTTTATTACCGGCATATGCAGAAGATATTCTCGCACTTCCATCGGTAAGCGGTGCTGGGAAAGATGCCAAATTCCAGTACATGCCTGAATCATATAACTATGGATACAAAAATCTCTTAACATACGACGAATTTTATTATCGTGACTATCGTACACAGAAAATGCTCATCGACACGCAGACTGGAGAAACACTTGAATGGCGCTCGCAAGATGAAGATGCTCTTGGCGAATTTTTGCGTATGTACCCACAAGTAACCGTTGTAGAACAAGAGATTCCAACTGTAAAACTTGCAATTGTTGTACAAGGAAAGGTTTTTTATGATGGCCCTAATCCGATGGGTATTGATCGTTACCCTTTTGTTCCTGTTCTTGGATATTACAATCCTCAAATGCCTTATTTCCCATACCGGATCCAGGGCGTGGTGCGTGGTCTGCGCGATGCGCAATATCTATACAACCGCCGTCGAATTATTGAGCTTGATATACTGGAAAGCCAAATTAACTCTGGTTGGATATATAAAGAAAGCGCACTCGTTAATCCAAAAGATGTGTTCCTATCTGGGCAGGGAAGAGGACTAGCACTTAAAGACGAAGCAAATATGACGGATGTCCAGCAGATACAGGCTCCGCAAGTGCCACCATCAATGATTCAGCTTTCAGAGCTCTTAGCACGCGAAGTACAAGAAATATCAGGCGTTAACGAAGAGCTTCTCGGCTCAGCTATTGATGACAAGGCCGGAATCCTTTCTATGCTTCGTCAAGGAGCCGGTCTCACAACCCTCCAAATACTCTTCGATCAACTCGACTACTCACAAAAACTTCTCGGCCGAATTATGGTAGACCTCATTCAAACAAATTTCACCCCCGGCAAAATCAAACGAATCATCGAAGAAGAACCAGCTCCACAATTCTACAATAAAGCATTCGGAACCTATGACGTTGCAGTAGAAGAAGGCCTTAACACTACCACCCAGAAACAGATGCAATTTGCACAGCTCTTACAACTTCGCGAAGCAGGCGTCCCTATCTCTCAAGACGACCTTCTCGAAGCTGCCACCATCCAAAACAAAAAGAAAATTATCGAAAACGCACGCGCACAACAACAAATGGCCATGCAAATGCAACAAACACAAGTTCAAGCAGCTGTTGAAGAAAAAGAGGCAAAAGCCGTTCTTAGTAAGGCTCGCGCCGCTGCGGATACTGGGCTCGGACTCGAGCGCATGAGCCGAATTCAAGAGAATAAAGCACTTGCAGTTGAGCGCAAAGCTGAGGCTCAAAAAGATCGTGAACTTGCGTTATTGCATTTTGTACAAGCATTAAAAGAGATAGAAGATGTTGACTTGATGCAATTGGAGAAATTGATCAGACTATCTCAAATGACTGCAGCGCGTGAAAGACAGACTGCACAAGAGACTATGAATCCGGAGCAAAACGTGTCACGGATAGAGTAGTTAGAGGTATTTTATTAACCTTGTGAGTAATGAAGCTCACAGTTTCTACGAAAGGCCGACCATGGCAAAAAGAAAACGTTATTACAGTGAACCATCAATGATTAGTGAAGATTATAATGCTCCATCAAATCTTCCACAAAATGTTGTTTATAAAGAGTATCCAAAAGTAGATTATGATAGTTATGATCTTAATGACAACATTAAAGGCATCGACGTTCAAATGAATGACGATGTACGTGGCGAACGCCGCAAAAAAGGGATGAAATATCCAGAAAAATATTGATTTACCACATACAAAGGAGATAGGATGCCTTGTGCACCGCGACCAAAAAAGGCGCAGCGAATTCTCGATGACATCATAGGGGCACCTCCCAATATGAAGCGTCGTCGCAGAAAGAAGTCATCATATTCCGACGAACGACTTGCCCAGCAAGATACGCGACTCGTTCGATAGTTACAATGTGTGCCCGAGTCCTCCCTATCTCGGGCACGTCTTTATGTATACAAAGGCTTGAGTATGAAGAAAAAAACATCCACAAAAAAACCTAAAAAAGTTACAATCGCCAAAGGTGTTACGGTTACACGTAAAAAAGAACGAGCCATGGAGCATAAACCGGGTGGATCAAGCGTTGGGAAATATCCAACCGTAAAGGCAGCTGAATTTGCAGGCCCAAAAGGTGGCGCGCCAAAAGGATCGTATCCTATTAATAGCCTCAAACGTGCCAAGGCAGCATTAGCATATGCACATAATGCCCCAAATCCAGAAGGCATTAAACGCGCTGTCTATAAAAAATATCCTGAGCTCGCAAAGCGCAGCAAAAGTCCCGTAGCAAAAAAAGTTGTTAAGAGGAAAAAAAGTGGCAAATAAGAAGCCTGTGCATAAGAAAGTTATTAAGCACCTTAAAGGCGACATTGCTGGCTTTAAAGAAGAAATCAGCGAAGATGAAGCGCTTATTAAGAAGCTTTTGAAGCGTAAAGCATCACGCAAGATGATTATAGATCACTTAAAAGATGACATTGGAAAATATTATAAAGAAGCACAAGAAGATAAAGGCTTCATTAAACATTTGAAAAGCAAAAAAGCCCAATCGCGTAGCAAGTAATTATATACTTTACGCTACTTCCAGCCCACTCTGCCGTTGTCCCCCTACATTCTTGCAGAGTGGGTTCTTTTTGATTTTTACTGAATTTGATGAGATGGTACTCTTACGAGAGATCTAAGGAGAAGAAATGCATAAAGATAAAACCATTGGTCAGATTACTAAAGAAATAATGGAGCAGGCCCATCAGCCGGTAAGCCCTATTGATGTCGAGCGTGAAGCTCATAAAGATTATGAAAAGCATGTGTATGAAGCAGTTGATCGCGGGAAAAAGGATTTTGATGGAGATTTCTTTGTTGTTGTTCTTACCAAAAAAGAGCGACTTCTCGAATTAGTACTCAGAAATTACTTCTTTGTAAGGAAAAGCTGCCCAACTCCAGAATATGATCAAACTGTTTACCACTTTCATCGCAAAGAAGATGTATTAGAATTCTTGTGGGTACTTCCTTCACGCGATACGTGCCAACTCTTTTTAGAAAATATTGATAAGATTGTTCCTGAAGAGCGTTGGCTTCTCGGCCTCATCATTAAAGATAGAGACGGTGACCTTCTCGCGCTCTCTAAAAAACTTAACAATGAAGTTAAAGAATCAAACAAACTTGAGGATTATTAATGAATCTTCCACACGCATCTCAATCACAAATTGAGGCTATGAAAAAGAAAGCTGAAGAGCAATTTGGTACTCTCGAACAAGAAGAAGCACCCCAACAACCAGAACCAGCTCAAGAAGAAGAAGCCGGGGACCCTAACGAGACTACTTTAGAACCACAAGAAGAACAGCCCGTTGAGGAGAAAAGGTCTTCCAAAGAAGAAAACATGCGCATCTTACGCGAACGCTCTGAACGAGCCGAACGTGAACGCGACGAACTCATGCGCAAACTTCAAGAAATGCAAGCCACCACCACGAAGCAAACAACCCAAAAAGAGATTCAAGAGATCAAGGACGACCTTAACTTTAATCCCGAGGATCTCGCTGAAGGCAAACATTTAATGCAGCTCGTCAACAAGATAAAAACTCTTGAGAAGAAACTTGACGAATCGGCACAACAAACGCAAATGACAACAACTGAGCTCAAGATTAAGCGTGATTTTCCTGATTTTGATAAAGTTGCCAACTATGACAATCTGAGAAAGTTGCGTGAAGCAGATCCTGATCTTGCTGATGCGATTCTTTCAACTAAAGACGTTTACAAACAGCATGCACTTGCATACAAAATGGTGAAACAGATGGGTATTTATCGTGAAGACACTTACTCAGATGACAGAGAGCGCGCAAAGAAAAACGTTTCTAAGCCACGACCACTTACCTCTATATCTCCACAACAAGGAGAGTCACCATTAACCAATGCAAATGCTTTTGCAAGCGGGCTTACTGAAGAGTTACGACAACAGCTTCACCGTGAAATGCTCGAATCAATGAAAAATAGATAACATTCTCATGAGACAGGTGCGCAGATCCTCTTCTTCTCCGATTTCTGCGCACCAACCTGAAAGCCGCCATGAAACTCTCTCAAAAACAACAAAAATTCACCCAAGATATTGCCCTTCTCATTCTCTACATCTACCGAAACAACTACTCCTGTACCTTTGGAGAGGCTTTTCGTACCCTCCAACAAGCAATGTGGTACGAACAGGCCGGTAAAGGCATCAAGGAAAGCCTCCACTGCAAACGATTAGCCGTTGACCTGAATCTTTTCTCGCCTGATGGTGACTATCTATCAGATACAGAATCTCATCGCGTATTCGGCGAATTTTGGGAGTCTTTAGATCCTAAAAATAAATGGGGTGGCAGGTTTTCTGACGGCAACCATTACCAACGAGATGAATAGTTATTTTTTATAATAACGATTTCTACAGTTCTCTTTATGGGTTATCCATCTACAATTAGCTGGCTCGTAATTACCATTGTTGTCTATGCGATCAATTGTCATACCATCAGGTCGATCGCCCATATCTTTATAGAAATTTTCAAAAGATTCCCTCCAGCGATCACACACCTTTATTCCGCGCCCACCATACCGATAATAGTGAGTAGCATTAGAGTTAGTGCACCTCTGTACCATAGCCTGCCATATGCGATAAATAGGACTGGTATGCATGCCATGCTTCGTGTTTTTAAGAGCGTTTTGTCTATTGTGGCAATAAATACACTGAATTGATTTTCCGGACCTTAGATCAGCTGCCGCATGTATAGAACGACGTCCACATTCACACTCGGTTTCATAATGCATTAACTTCCTTCTTACCTCAATAAACCTAATAATTGTCCATTTCCCATATTTTTTACCAATCTCTTTTTGTGGATCGTATAATGTGGCATACATGCACTCTCGGCATTGCGTGCCCCTTCCCTTCCTTAACTCGGTTCCACTTTTTACAGAAATATTTCCACACTCGCACATACACTCGTACTGCTTTCCTGGTTTGCCAATTTTTACTTCACCTAAAACTTCCCATTTTCCAAACTTCTTGCCTATCATTTAAAATCCTTTATATACTGACGGTGACGTATCAAAGGTTCGTCACCTTTAACCCTTCGGCGTATTGAGCCTCGCCAGCTCTGACGTAAAAAGAACTCGTCATTCTTAAGGAAAAACACAGCTCCGAACCCAAACTAGTAATCATAGTTTGACAAGATTTGGGGCTTATGTAAACTTAAGGAAGAATAATGCCTATCACTACAACAACGTCTCTTCCGGCGCCCGTTCAGCAGTCGTTTTCATACAAACTTTTGAGTGTACCTACACCAAATATGATCATGAAAATACCTGCAATGAAAAAACGTATGCCCCGTAATGGTGGTAACACGTTGCGCATGAGAAGATACAATTCCTTAGACACCGCAATGGTGCCTTTAGGAAATACAGGAGTAACACCTCCTGCTCAACAACTATCCGCTGTCGACATAGATGCGAAGATCTCTTGGTATGGAACTCACGTAATATTAAATGAACAAGTAGTTCTCCAAAATCAAGACCCTAGAAGGAATGGGGTCTATAAACCTTCTCTGATTGACTTGGAACCCCTAACAGGTAGTGCTGAGGGCGACAGGGCCGAAGTATTTTTCAAAGGATGATTATGCCAGAAAAATATACGGTGAACGTAGTAAGCGAGAAGGGCCTTGAAAACAAGGTATGCGGTACTCTGAACTCCAGAGGAAACCTGGAGAGGTAGGCTGAGAAGATCTACCCGCCTAGAAATAGGTCACAAAAGTAACAGAATGGTTCTCAATGAAGCTGCAGCGAGATTAGGTGTGTCACTCCGTTGATTTGGCGGAGTATAAATCTTCGGTAATTGACTTGGAAGCCTAAGGCATTTGCTATGGCGACAAGGCGCAAGGGTAAAGCTAGCGTGAGAGACTAAACCCGAAGACACTGTAAAAGGTGATGTGATAGTCCGGTCAGAACAACGAAAGGTTCTGAGGCAAGCAGAAATGACTTGCCCCCCGTAAGGGAGTAACAAAGGCAAACAGAAGACCAACTAACACGTGATATGTTAGCTGCAACTGCTGGCTTCATTAATGCAAGTGGCGGTGTCAACGGCGACAGTCCAACAGAATTGACTCGCAATGATTGCGATGAAGTTGTTCGTGCATTGTTGGGTAATGATGCCTATACAATCATGGATAACATCGAAGGTGAAGATAAGTTTGGTACCGCACCGGTTCGTGATGCATATTTTGCATTAGCTCATACAGATTTAACGAAAGATTTGGATAATGTTGCTGGTTTCATTCAAAAGAATCAGTATCCATCACCAATGAACGCGTTACGTTCTGAGTGGGGCGCAATTGGAAACCTTCGTTTCCTCGTGTCATCAATTGGTTCGAAGACTGATAATGCATCTTTATTGAATAAGACTGTTTATAATATCTTCTGCGTCGGTATGGAAGCATATGCATGTATCGAACAAGATGGTGCATCAGCAAGCTTCATTTATCTACCACCAGTATTTAGTGGCCCATTAGCACTTAATGCATCTGTTGGCTACAAGTTTGCAGAGGTCCCTCGTATTACGAATGACCTTTGGATCATGAACTTACGTTGTACATTAGCTTAAGGAAGGATGCATTATGAATAATACAATAATTCAACAAGGCTATTTCACAGCAGATGGTTCTGCTAAGATTCTGTCATTGCGTTCAGATGTTGACTGGATGTGGGTATATAACTACACACAAACAGCAGCTAATGCAGCGGCTACAGGATACCAGTTTTACTGGCAACGTGGATTGTCAGATGGCGACGGATTTGAATATCAATCTAACGCTGGATCTACAGCAATTGATATGACAGTTCTCGGTGCAGCTGGTGGCGGATTTACACTTATAGACTCAAGCAGCACAACGCTTCCTGCTCGTGCAGCGCTTACCGGTCTTACCAATGCAAATCCTCCAGTTGTAACATCTGCTGGACACGGATTGATTGTTGGTGACATCGTTCGCTTTACAGATCTTGATAATCAAGAACAAATATGCGGAATAGATTTCACCGTTACTGCGGCTGGTGTCACATTCACTGTTGGCAATATTAACCTTGCAAACAGTACTGCATCGACTGCCGGTTACTGGAGAAAGATTCCTTACGAATCACTCTACTATCCACGTCGTCGTTACATCACCTACGTATCATCTTCAGCAACAGCTGGCCGTGCCAAGATTTATATGTCTGTCACGCATAGCTTCATTGTTGGTGAAAAAGTTCGGTTACTCTTCCCTGGCTCCGTTTGGAACAATTTTGCGCAACTCAATAATAGAATTGCGACAGTTGTTGCTGTTAATGAAGCCCGTGCAGGTAACGATCCTAACAATGGTGGAACTGCAAACAACATCGTTGTTGATGTTGATGTTTCAGGACTTGGTAACTGGAATACGTTTGGAGCAGGCGCTAACCAAGCTTATCCTGCTGCAGGCGAAGTTCCATTTACACCTGCGCAGGTTATACCTGTTGGTGAAGATATGGGGCAAGCAATCTCATCTGGCACAGATATTCTTGCAGATGCAACCTATAATACAGGTTACATTGGCATGAAATTAGGTGCTGGTATAAACGCTCCTGCAGGTCAAGCAAACGATGTAATTTACTGGACCGCTGGCAAATCATTTAGCAATTTGGCAGAATAAGTAAACTACTAACTCTCGACACCCCGGGTCCATCACCTGTACCCGGGGTGTCACTCTATAAAGGTATTACCTATGGCAGAAATAAAAGATCTGAAAAAAGAATCAGCAGCAAAAGTTAAACAAACATTGCGTTACCGAAGAGACAAAGACCGCGAAAAAGTACGCGGAATATTTCGTTTTAATGAAGTTCCTGGCGGATCAATGAGCTTTATGTATAAAGCATATAAAGAAGATCCTCTCGAACGCTATGATTTTATAGATGGTGGCGTATACGTCATTCCTCTTGGCGTGGCAAAACATTTAAACAATAACTGCTGGTACCCCGTTCACGAATACGCGGTTGATGAACAAGGTAAACCTTCCATGAAAATTGGAAAAAAAGTGCATCGCTGCACGTTCCAAAGTCTTGAATTTGTTGATATTGAAGATATGCAACCTGTTGATGACATTGTAACCGTTGAGAAGGTTCCCGATGGCGATATTAGCCTTTGAAAGTCCAACCTTTCAACCCGCAATGCGTATTATAAGCGCCGTAACGCAAGGCAACCCAGTAACAATTACTACCACCTTTGACCATGACTATGAGTCAGGCCTTGTTGTACGCATCAAAATTCCTCACGGATTTGGTATGCAACAACTCGACGGTAAAAAAGGGGAAATAACCGTAACCAGCAGCACCGAATTTACACTCAATATCGATACCTCAACCTATGACGCATTTGTAGCGCCGGTTCTTCCCCCCGATAACGCACAATATGCTCAAGTTGTTCCGGTTGCGCAAGACAATGATATGCTGACAGCCGCAACGAGAAACGTTTTACCATATTAAAAGTAGAATTGGGTAAAAAGAGTTGTTAGGATTGGGTGAGCATCAGTAAATAAGGAGCACTGTTATGGCGGAAGCTACTCTGAGCGCGATTCGGACCAAGATTCGCAGACTCACCAGATCATTATCCGAGGCACAAATCACTAATGATCAAATCGATGAGTACATAAACACATTTGTCCTCTACGATTTTCCAGAACATTTACGCTTGTTTAACCTCAAAACAACGTTCTCTTTTTATGTTGATCCCTATATAGACTCCTATACCACCAACACCACTGACGCAGCCAATCCTCTCTACGAATTTAGAAATAAATACATTACCGTTCATCAACCTGTATATATTGCGGGCTACGAAACAGCGTTCTATGAAGATAGAACCTCATTTTATCGTACATACCCACTCACAAACAGCATCGCTTCTATTGAAGCAACCGGCGATGGAGTAACCACCGCGTTCGCAGGAACTATCACCAATATGAGCGGCACAACAAGCAGCTCTATCTTACTCAGAAATAACGTTCTCTTTTCTTCCGTTGATGCTACCTATGACGGATTATCAATGATTGATTATCCTATTAGCGGCTCACTCGGCAACTTGTACGTTCCAGGAGGAGCTCCGACCTCTACAACTGTTCAAGATGCAAATAATTATATTAACTATTTGACAGGTCAGTACGTTGTGACATTTACTGCTGCTCCCGGTGACGGCGAAACTATCAATAGTCAGACAATACTTACCGCTCCTTCACGGCCAATGGCGATGCTCTTTTACGCTGATACCTTTACTTTTAGGCCGGTGCCCGATCAACCATACAAAGTTCAGTTTGAAGTATATAAACGACCAACAGAACTTCTTGATGCTGCTACTGAGCCTTATTTGCAAGAGTGGTGGCAATATATAGCATTTTCCAGTGCTAAAAAAATATTTGAAGATCGCGGTGACTATGAAAGCCTACAGGCCATGATGCCCGCCCTTAAAGAGCAAGAACGCTTAATTCAACGAAGAACATTGGTACAGCAAACAAGCCAAAGAACTGCGACCATTTATAGTGATAGTGCACATACCGCCGGTGCATATGGAAGCGGATGGTATGAAGGTGGCGGACTTTACTAGAAAGATTAATCATGGCAATGCCCACATATACCTATAACGAAAATACTCCACAATCATCCGATAAAATAAATACAACACAACCAATAATTCAATCCAACTTTCAAGCAATCGATGAACTTATTGGCGAAAATCACGTTGGATTTAATGCAGACGGATTTGGAAAACACACCGTTATCGAAATGCCTGTGCAAGGAGCTGCTCCGACGTTTGCAATCGATGAGAACGGTTTTTACAGTCTTTTGTTTAATGCAGGTTCGGGACATACAGATAAAAATGAGCTCTATATTCATAAGCAGCGGCAAGGGGTAGCAGCTGGTACTGATGTTCCTTTTACTGCATCATGGCTCAGTAATCACACAGCATCAAGCAATCAATCAGGATGGACATATTTACCATCAGGAATACTGATAAAATGGGAAGGAGTTTCAGGTACGGGTCTCGTAACAAAAACACTTGATATTACATTTCCCGCATTTTCTTATATTTTTGCAGCCTTTGTGAGTCCTACGTATGCATCCGGAGTTGATGAAGACTTTAGTGTGAGCTTTGTAAATGTAGTTAGTGCAGCACAAGTAAGAGTATATTTTTCAAAACGGAGCACCACGGGCGCTGCTGCTGGAGTTGGCAACGTAATGCTTATCGGAGTTTAAAATGGCAAAAGATCGTTTTTTGATCGGTTATGCCGATAATAATTCAGGTCTTCAGACCAATCTAAGGCCATGGCTTTTGCCAGATAATGCGTTTGCCAGACTTGAAAATGCATACGTATTTAGAGGGCGCGTCAAGAAACGATTTGGATCTACCCTGATGGGTGAGACACAGCTTAATTCTCGTGTGCGTATAAATATAGGAACAACTGCTGCAGTTTCAGGAAATTTTACGGCAACTGTTCCCGGATCAATCTTTAAAGAAGGGCAGATGTTTTCTATCGGTTCGACGATCTTTACCGTATATCAAACAGGAACGCCCGCAGCTATGCTTTCAACAGGAACTGCAACGGGAACGTATGATACAACAACAGGACAAGTTGTTATTACCGGAAATACAGAAAATCCTGCCACAGCGGTTTATTTTTATCCCGCTGAACCTATCATGGGAATCACTCAGTACGAAAAACTTGCAGTTAATAACGAGCTTACTGTCGCATTCGATACACAGTTTTCATATTACTTTGATGTAACAACAAATTATTGGGAGCAACTGGGACTGGCAACATGGAGCGGCAATAATACAAACTATTTCTGGTGTACAAATTATTACGGTAGCACCGCTAATATTAATGATTTATGGGTCACAAATAATAAAGACGCCATTAGTTACTTGAATGATACAACGTGGACGAGTCCCCTTTTAACAACTGCTACAACAACACCTGCTACTACCAATATCGTTGAAACAGCGCGCATTATCCTTCCATTTAAAAATCGACTTGTCTTACTTAACACCAAAGAAACCGTTAAGAATGTTACGGGAGTTTTATATCCGAATCGATGTCGTTACTGTGGCACAGATGGTCCATTAGCGGTTGATGCGTGGAATGTAAGTGTTCCCGGCAAAGGCGGATTTGTTGATGCTGCCACATCGGAATCAATTGTTACCGCACAGATACTTAAAGATCGCTTAATTGTATATTTTGAGCGGTCAACATGGGAACTCGTTTATACGGGCAACCAAATTCAACCATTCGTATGGCAAAAAATTAATACTGAACTTGGTGCTGAATCCACATTCTCTCAAGTTCCATTTGACAAGGTAGTACTTGGACTTGGCAACTCAGGTATTCATGCATGTACCGGTACCAATGTGGACAGAATAGACAACAAGATACCTGACCTCGTTTTTAGTATTCATAATCAGAATCAAGCGGTCGATAGAGTCGCAGGCATCCGTGACTATGAAACAGAAATGGTATATTGGACTATTCCTTCTAATACGCGCACATCAAATAATCCTTACTGTGACAAAGTACTTGTTTATAACTACATGAACAATTCATGGGCTATCAATCATGATTCATTTACTACGTTTGGATACTATCAACTTTCTGATGATACTCCTGGCTTGACGTGGGGCGATGCTGATATGACATGGGGCTCTGCAAGTTGGGCATGGGGCGGTATTTATAGCGGTCTGATTGGAAGAAGACTCGCCATTGTTGCAGGTAATCAGCAAGGATGGATTGTTATCGTGCGCCCTGACGTATCGTATAACTCCGCATCGCTGCAAGTAACAAATAATGACGGAGCCTATACCTATACGGTGATAGATCATAACCTTAAAGAAAATGATTACGTTAATTTTGACGGGGCTGGAACCGCATTACGGGTTACAGAAGTTGTAGATAAAGATACCGTCAAACTTGGTATTAGCTACGGTGCAGTTTATAACGGAGGTCTTACACTGGCTCGTGTCAGCAAGATAGATATTCGCACCAAAGAATACAATTTCTATGTCGATAAAAACCGTAATATGTACCTGTCTCAGATAGCATTTTTAGTTGATAAAATCACAAACGGTCAAATAACCATAGATTACTATATTTCAAGTGCGTACGGTTTTTCGATGATGGCAGAAGGAGATATAACAGGAACTCTTATTGGAAGCAGCACTCTTGAGCTTGATGCATACGCATTAGCTCCTTTTGAAGAGATGCAAGAGCGCGTATGGCATTCTATGTATACACAAGCCGAAGGAGAATGTATCCAATTGCGCATCTATTATTCTCCTGATCAGATGGTTAACCGTGCAGGTCTACCATTTACATTGCATGCACTGATATTTTTATGTCAGCCTACAACAATGCAACTACAAGGATAAAGAGGAACGCGTATGAAGATCTTATGCCTTATTCTTATCACCTCACTGATCTATCCAATGGAAAAAGATATTGAGAGTGGAGAATCACCAGAAAATCTTACGATTATCATTCCTCGCCATCAACGCAGAAGATCTTCATTAGTCTTTGTTGAAGAAGATTGCGCCGACCATATCTGTACACTCGCATTCCAATCATTTTCAATAACAGATTCACCACAAGCATCGCGTGTGCGCAACTTTTTGTGCCAGCATATACGAACAGCTCTTGAGTCTCCAAACGTTCACGAGAGGGAGAATTTGAGGGCAATAGAAAGCTTTCATGGTCAAAGCCTTGACGATGATTATTTAAAGAGATACTTACAGGAGTTGCTTTTGAGGGCAACGACAGACGCGTTAGCAACGGCCGAATCTGAAGCTCAAGAGAGTAGGGAAGAGGCCGAAGCTCGCGTCTCTAAAACAAAAGCGGCGTATTACGCAATTGCAAGCAGCACGGTTACAGCCATTCTGGGTATTGCGGCAACGTTAGCAATGCACTATACCGACTGAGAAAGGGTGCCCATGTCATGGAATGCACAGTCTAACCCCGGATTATTTATACCAACCACATCTGTATTTGAACTTGATCAGTTACGTGATGTTGATGTAAAAAGTGACTCGTTTAAAGAGCTTTTAGTTCGGCTTTATCAAAACGTCAATAATATAGCGCTTGCACTCAACAAGAAAGATAGCGGCTATTATGTTGAAGAAGAGTTTGTAAATGGGCAGGTTTTCCCGGCTCCTGTTGGAACTTCCAACTCACAAGAGGGAATTCAAGCGTTTAGAAAAGTTATCAAGTTTGGTGCATTGCCAAATACCACAACAAAAACAGTTGCTCATGGTTTAACCATCACAGATAACTTTAATTTTACTCGTATTTATGGGGCAGCTACGAAACCTACCACGAAAGAGTATCTTCCGGTGCCATACGCATCAACTACAGCAGCAAATTCGATTGAATTATGGGTTGATGTGACCAATATAAACATTAAAACAGCTATAGATTATAGTGCATATACGACCACATGGATTATTATTGAGTATTTGAAGCAGTCAAGTTAGTCTGATGGCAATAGTTAACTATATTGGAGAGATTTATGAATTATAATCTACAACAGGGAGCGCAAGGAATCACACCGTATCCTATTGCTAACTTAGGAGAAAGCCTGTCTTCAGGTGCCTCATCAGGCGGAGGAATGAGCGGATTTCTTAGAAGTTTAGCTCCTATGTTAGGATCTTTATCCCCCATGCTTGGAATGGGCGCAGGTGCTCTTGGACTTGCAGGTCTTTCTGGATTATTAGGAAGAGGCACTTCAGCAGGAGAGGTCCTTGGAGGATCGCCTGCACAAACTATGCAAGTTCCTCGGTTTAATCAACAGCAGCAAAACGCTTTTAGCCAAATATTACAGCAAGCCTTAAGTGGAAAAGGTCTTGGCCAGGGGATGGATTTTGAGCCTATTGCGCAACAAGCGCGCACTCAGTTCCAGCAACAAACAGTTCCGGGTCTTGCCGAACGTTTTACACAAATGGGTGGTTCTGGTACGAGATTAGCTTCTTCAGGGTTTGGACAGGCGCTTGGTTCAGCTGGTGCTGGATTAGAGCAAGGGCTTGCTGCACAAAAAGCACAATATGGAATGGATCAACAAAAAATGTTAATGAGTTTGCTCGGATTGGGATTAACACCTCAGTTTGACACGACGTATCAGCAACGTCAGCCAGGTGTTCTTGAAGGTGGAGCACAAGGGTTATTGTCAGCGTTACCCCTTTTAGGATTGTTAGGAAAATAATGGCAGTGCAAATATTACCGAATACTGGAATGGGAAAAAATCTTGGCGATGCACTTGGGTCTGGTATTCAGCAGGCTCTTGGGATGTTGGCGCAGCAAAAACTGCAAAATATGCTTCGCACACAAGGAGCTCCCGGCTTAGAGGGTCTTGGTTTTTCACCAGAACAAGCTCAAAACGTTTCATTACTTGATCCTATGGTTCAGCGAGAAGTTGTTAAACAGCGCGTGCAAGCTCCACAGCAACAAGCATTTGCGCAGGCATTATCAGGAATATTAGGCGAACAACAGCCAGCAGGATCTCTTGCAGGATTGGCATCAGAAGAGCAGCAAATGCTTCCTCAGGTTGCAACACCAGAAACTAAACTTTCTCCTCAGATGCCAACGAATCTTACTGCGCAACAAGCAACGCAACTTGCACAAGTTGGGCTAAAAAAGCAAGCAATGGGCCAACGAGAACGACTTGCTGGTCAAAAAATGACAGAACAGCGCGAGATGGCTTATAAAAAAGACATTGATGAGGCTGTTAAACAGCGCGCGAAACTAGATAAGCAGATTAATTCTCTTAATAATATAAAAAAATATTCAGCGAGCGGGAAATTAAATCACCCTGCTACCGTAAAATTGCTTCAAAAAACAGGAATGGACTGGCTTTTATCTCCAGAGAGTCAAGCTTTCATGTCTGAAAGTAAAAGTTTCTATGATAGCTTCAAGGATACGTTTGGCGCTCGGCCTCTAGGTGTAGAGTTTGAAGAGTTTAAAAAAATGCTTCCATCTCTTATGCAATCTGAAGAGGGAAGGCAACTCATTTATGACAATTTTGATAGCCTATATCAAGCTAAAAAAGCACGGGCAGATGCAGTTATTGATGCTTTTAAGGGAAATAAAAACTTATCTCCAGTTGATATGGCATTGCGCATCGAAGATATTGCACAAGAAAAAATTAATGCTTTAAAAAAAAAAGATTTGAACCAGGCAAGTGAAGAAGAGTCTTCTGCTATAGCGAAAGAGGAACCTTCCCCAGTAGAAGCCATTCCTCAAAAGGAAAATGCTTCTTTCGCTGAAAAAGCAAAAGGTTTATTAGGTACAGCCGCTGCTGCTCCATTCAAACTAGCAGAATTGCCTTTGCATGGAATGGAATATCTCTCATCTAAGGGAATTATTCCACAACCAACAGACAGAGAAAATCTTTATAATGCTTCTAACATAAAAGAAGCTTTTGGGGGTGCAACGCCTGAAAATGTCTTTGAAAAGGCTCTTGATTATACCGCTGGAAATTGGCCAATGCTATTTTTAGGTGGTGGTTCTATGGCTGGCAAGCTTGGTGCTGATTTAGCAGGAAGTTTAGGGTTAGCTGTATCAGAAAAACTCACCGATAATCCATGGTTACAAATAGGCGCTGGAATTTTAGGATCAGCAGGATTTGGAAAACTTGCGTCAATGATAAAAAAAGATCCTTCAAAGATTGGTGACTATATTAATAAGACGTATGAGGCAGAAAAGGAACTTGGATCAAAGATAAAAGTTGATTCGGATCCAATAAGAAAACCAATTGAAGATCTTTACTCTGATGTAGAAAAAAAATTTACAAGCCCACGATTTTCTCAGGCCCAAAAGTCTCGAACATTAGAAAATATAAAGGTAGCAGAAAATCTTGCCACAAAGCCTAATTTAACAGCAGCCGATGTATTTGATATTAAGAAAAACCTTAATCAATTATGGTCTGGCGGAAAATCAGTTGAAAATCAATTTAACAAACGACTTCAAAAAATTTTCTTAAATAGACTAGATGATATAGCGTCTTCAAACCCTAAATGGGGTGAAACTTGGAAACACGCGGATAATCTCTATAAAATAAAAAACTGGCAAACAGGTTTACAGCGATGGATGAATTCTGAAAGTGGAATGTTTGGTAAAGTAGTAAAAAACCCTATTGCACAGGGAGCGGTAGCGGTTCTTGGTGGTATTCTTCCAGGTACAAGAACAATTGCTGCAAGTGGCGCTGCTTTGTATGGTGGCGCAAAAGCAGCAGAAAAAGCCACCAAAGCTGTCAAATTTTTAAATGAACTAGGAAAAACCGATAGCGGTAAAAAATTGCTATGGGAACTTACTGCAGCATCAGCAAAAGATAACGCTAAAAACATTGCATCAACCCTTAACAAACTTAACAAAAAGGCCGACAAATTTACTCATAATCAGTAGGTATTGAATTTAAAATAGCGATAAGTAAAACAACTATAATTATATATTGCATTGTTGCCATCATATTCCTAATATCTAAAGAGTTTCCAACTAACCACTGGCGTCTCACTTCGATATTCGTCTAAATTGATATTTTGGAGAGCTGGAATAGCAGAATACTTTACGGCTCCCTTACGCTCAATACGCTGGAATCTAAAACCTCCAGCCTCTGAACTTTGCTCAGATGACAACTGTTTCAACTTGCTTAAAAGCTCTCGCTCCATTTCTTCATACTCTTTACGCTTTTTCTGCGCCTTATACGCTTCCTTCGCTACCGATTCCCATAATTTATCTCGCTTAATAAAGCTCATGTTAACTCCCTATAAATAACAACATATCTATAGGTTAACACGGTTACCACAAGTGTCAAGCTAAACTATAAGTTTATAAAGCAATACGCCCATCATGCATGCTGTTACTATGAGAAATGCTACGATAACAATGTTCATAAGGTCTATTCGCGACTCTTTTCTGGTGCGTACGTAGATCTTTGGTTCTTGTTGGTAGCGCCAGTAGCACTGAAGGTTGCAAAATTTAGGATCTCGTCGCTTGGTTGGGTCGTATGAGAACTCTTTTTTGCAATGTCTACACACTTTTTTGAGCATCGTTGAGTTTTTGGAGTCGTTCATCCTTAATCCTTTTCAAAATAGCGCCTGTTATATATTCAGTTAACGTTTCACGTTCTTGATATGCATTTTCTGCTACTTGCAGGGCTATGTTGTTCTGTAAAAAAAATGTCATGCGCTTGTAGCCTTTTCGTTCATTTCCCATAATTATCCCGCTATTAGAGTATACAAACCTTAGGTTAACATGGTTAACACAAAACTTAAAGAGAAATGTTGATTTTATAGGGTGGCAGAGGTGTACTGAAGGTAGGTTATTTTATTTATAAGGAGAACTGTATATGGCATACAGAAAATATCGCAGTCGCTTTACCTATGCGGCTGATGGAACAGACGTACAACTTGCCCCGTTAGTAATTCAGGCAACGAGGAATCCAACAACGAATGACTTTGCTGAAATCGGAACCACTTGGGTTAATAAATCTACCGCAGCGGTATACGTATTAGCAAAGATTGCAGCAGGGTCAGCAACCTGGTCAACATCGCCAGCATCCGGTGTTGGAACGTTTACATCTGTTGATATAACAACCGGTGATCTTGATGTTCAAGCGGCAGGAAGTACTACAACAATAAGCAGTGGTACCGTTAACTTTGATAATGGTGCCGGAACGGTCACTATGTCGGGTGATTTAACCGTTGCAGGAACAACAACTCTTAATGGTGATATTGATATTACGAGTGCTTCTCTTTTTGATATTACCGTTACCTCTAATACTGACCCTGCAATTTTGCTTCAAACAAACGGTGGCACAACTGAAACTATTCAACTTATTAATACCCAAGGCACCGCAGCAGACGCTATTGAGTTACGTGCAGTTGCTGGTGAAATTCTTGTTAATACAACTAACTCAACCGATGCTGCTTCTATTGCGCTTACTTCAAATGCTGGCGGTATAGAATTAGACGCTGCCTTAAATGCGGCAAATGCGATTAGCTTAGATGCTTCAGACGCTGCTGGTGGAATTACCATGGCTGCAGGAACAGGTGGCATTCTTATTGGTAACCAAGCCGACTGTACAACAATTGATGTTGGTGATTTTGCTCCAACTGCAAATAGAACAATTACCGTTGGTGGTGGAACCGTTGTAACCGCAGCAGTAACCGATACAATCGATATTGGTCCAGACGGTGCAACAACAAATGCAAACAGTATCAAGACAGTTAATGTAAATACAGGTGGCGTAACGCTTGGCGAAGTTTTAACGAATGTTGCCACTGGTGCTATTACATCAGGAACTCATACCGTAAGCATTCAAACAGGTAACGCAGCAGCTGGTACCGTTGCAACAAACATCTCAACCGGCACAGGAACCAAAACAGTTAACTTTGGTAATGCCGACGGCCTTACAACTGTTAACATTGATGGTATTACACTTATAAACGATTCCATTGACGTTGCCACATCCATTAACACCGGTACATCAACAGGAGCTGTAACCATTGGTAACGCAGCAGCAGGTAATATCGCACTTGATACAGCAGGAACATTGCTCTTGGATGCCGATGGTGTACTTGAACTTAATTCTTCTGCTGGTGTTATTGGAATCGGTAGTGATGCGGATGCTAATAATATCAATATTGGTACTGGCGCAGCTGCACGAACAATTACGGTTGGTAATGCAACGGGCGCAACATCTGTTGTACTTAACGCAGGTACTGGCGCCGTTGATATTGGGGCAAATGCTGTTGCCCATACAACAACGGTAGGTTCAACAACCGGTGCAGCTGATACCACCATTCAAGCAGGAACAGGGGCATTAACCTTTACAGCCGGCGATACACTTGATGTTAATGCTGTTGGCAATGTAACGATCGATTCTTCAGGTGGAACATTAGGTCTTGGTGAAGATGCTGACGCAAATGATATAAATATTGGTACAGGGGCAGCAGCCAGAACGATCACTGTTGGTAACGCAACCGGTGCTACATCAGTCGTAATTAATGCAGGTACAGGCGCAGTTGATCTTGGGGCAAATGCTACTGAACATGACACAACTGTTGGTTCTACAACTGGCGCTTCCGCATTAACATTGCAAACAGGTACCGGAGCATTTACCTTTACCGCAGGTGGCGCATTTGATCTTAATGCAACAGGAAATATTACCTTAGATTCTACCGGCGGAACAATTGGAATTGGTGAAGATGCTGATGCAAATAATATCAATATTGGTACAGGCGCAGCTGCTCGAACAATAACCATTGGTAACGCAACAGGTGCAACTTCAGTTGTATTAAATTCTGGCACAGGTGCCGTAAATATTGGTTCAAATGCGGTAGCTCATACCACAACGGTTGGATCGGTAACAGGTGCAGCAGCAACAACCCTTCAAGCAGGAACAGGGGCGTTAACCTTTACTGCTGGCGGTATTTTTGATGTAAATGCGGTAGGTGCAGTAACAATAGATTCTACAGGGGGTGCTCTTGGCTTTGGAACAGGTGCTGATGCGAATGCGATTAATATTGGAACAGGTGCAGCCGCAAGAGCAATTACCATTGGTAACGCTACAGGTGCTACTTCGATTGATGTTAATTGTGGAACCGGTGATCTTAATATTGGAAGTAATGCTGCTGATCATAACACAACAGTAGGATCGGTAACTGGAACAGCTGAAACAACGCTTCAATCTGGTACAGGTGCACTGACCTTACTCGCAGGCGGTGTCATTGATGTAAGCGCAACCAATGATTTAACATTAGATTCATCAGCAGGTTCAATTATCCTCACCTCAGATGAAGCCGTATCTGACGCAATTCAAATTACAGCTTCTGACGGAGCAGGTGGAATCGAATTAAATGCCGGAACAGGCGGAATCTTGATTGGTAATCAGGCGGATTGTACAACAATAGATATGGGCGATATCGCTCCAACTGCCAATAGAACCATAACCGTTGGTGGTGGAACCGTTGTAACCGCAGCAGTAACCGATACGATCGATATTGGTCCCGATGGTGCAACAACAAATGCAACCAGTGTAAAAACCGTAAACGTAAATAATGGTGGCGTAACAACTGGTCAAGTTATCACCAATATCGGTGCAGGTGCAATTACATCCGGAACACATACCGTTAACATTCAAAGCGGTAACGCAGCAGCAGGTACCGTTGCAACAAACGTATCAACAGGAACCGGCACAAAAACCGTAAATGTTGGCGGCGGCGCAAATACAACCGTTAATGTTGATGCAACAACGCTCATTAATGACAGTGTTAATGCTAACGTATCCATTAATACGGGTACATCAACAGGTGCCGTTACAATCGGTAACGCAGCTGCGGGCAATATTGCACTTGATACAGCGGGAACATTAACATTAGATGCTGATGGCGTATTAGAGCTTAATTCTTCAGCAGGTGCAATTGGTATTGGTAATGATGCAGATGCGCAGGCAATCAATATTGGTACAGGCGCAGCAGCTCGTGCAATTGCCATTGGTAATACAACAGGAGCAACCGATATTTCTCTTGATGCAGGTACAGGTGGTATCGACATCAATGCAGGCGGTATTGTTTCCATGACTCCAGCAACTGCGAGCGTCGCAGGTGTTGCAACGACACTTGATGCTCGGGTTGGAAAAGTAACATTTACTTCCCAAACTCCTGCAGCCGCTGCCGACATTGATTTTGACATTACCTGTAGCTATGCAGCAGCTGGCAAAACAATATTTGTTACAATGAGTTATAGCGGTGCGGCCGACTGTGATATTACGCTTAATGGTGTAAATATGGCGACTGCAGGTCATATTATTCTTCATTGTAAGAATAACGGTCCAGCACAAGGAAACGGAGATATAGTGGCATCGTTCTGGTTGTTAGACTAATATAACTATCGACAGACTGTCGCTATTGACAGGAACTTAGCATGCCCATACCCTTGCTAAATAATAAATACGTTTAGCAAGGGTATGGTCATGTCAACTCAAATATGTAAGTGGTGCTTACAAGAAAAAGAGATCACAAAGTTTAGCAGAAGTTATTGTAAGGGACGTTATTACGGGCGAAATAAGGTGTGTAATAGTTGTTATAACGCAAAATATCATAAGTATGGGAAGAGGTTTAAGTGGGCGACTGCGACAGTTGAAGAAAAGCGAGAACATATCTTTAAAATATTTAAAAAAAACACAGAACTAGATAAGGTTTCTGGATGTATATTGTGGAAAAATAAGCTCATAAAGAGGGGGTATGGCGCTGTCCAATATGAGGGAAAGCCAATGTCTGCGCATAGAGTTTCTTGGATGATTAATCGTGGTCCAATTCCTAAGGGAATGTGCGTTTGTCATCATTGTGATAATCCAGCGTGCGTAAACCATAAGCATCTCTTCTTGGGAACATTTAAGGACAATTGGGATGATATGGTAAAAAAGGGGCGTAGAAGGGCTGTAGCGGGTGATGATTGCAGTTGGTCTAAATTAACAGAGGTGCAAGTGCGTGAAATAAAAAAAAGATTAGCCCTTGGAGAGGGCAATACAAGATTAGGATATGAATTTGGCGTTGAAGCGGGGACTATTGCAGACATTAGAAGGGGAAAAAATTGGAAGCATGTAAAAATCTAGAGTTGTAGCGTTGGTTCGCAGAATTAGGTAGGTTATAGTGAATATATGTTAAACATTAATTATAGAAGGGATTTTCTATGGCATTACAGTCAGCAATAGTTATCGAAGTAGAGAGAAACGGCAAGAAATACGTATTTAATATGCCATATGGTGTTCCTCTGCAAGATTGTTACGATGCGTCAATAGAAGTTACAAAAGAAATCGTAGACTTTTCTAAGAAGATGGAAGAGCAACAAAAGGCTCAAGAAGCAGAAAAAGAAGAAGTAATTGATGAGGTAAAAGAAGATGGCAACGCAGAGAGTTAAGGCGATAGAGCTTAAAGAGCTTGATGTTTCTACCATCCCAGCGATATGGGGCGAAATTGGAACAGGTTTGCCAAATGCTTGTTCCGTTATTCGTATTATTAATGCTTCAGATGTTGATGTTGGCATTAGCTATGATGGTGGAGTAACGATTAATGACTATTTAGAGGCGCATGATATATTACAGTTTCCGTCTCAAACTGCGGCACTTCCTTCATCTGATCAATGGCTCTTTCCTGTTGGCTTTAAGGTGTATGCCAATGCTAATCCAGGTGGAACCGGGTATGTAATGTTAGCTGGCTATTACCAGTAATAAGGAGAGTATATGAGTTTAGCTATTCGCATGGTTCCCGAGGCGGTACGGTCTCTTGGCTTTGCTTCTATTGGGATTGCATATATGGGTGTTGGTACGTCTCTTGATTATCCAGCGCGCATGATTGTCATTCAGAATCTCACCGATGAAGAAGTTATGTTCTCCTTTGATGGAATTGATGATCATATTCCGTTACCAACTCGTGGGCATCTTGTGCTTGACATATCCGCGAACAAAACGCTTTCAACTGGGTTTTTTATGGCAGAAGGTCAACGGTTATATGTAAAACACACAGGGAGTGCACCAACATTAGGAAGCGTCTATTTTAGTGCATTTCACGGAGTTGATTAGCTCTAGATAAGAGAAGGAGATACCGTGAGTCAAATGGGACAGTATTTACCGTTATATGTTTTATCAACATTAACTGGTAATGCCGGTGGTGCAGTGGCGCCAACCGCGGGTAATATTGATATTTTGGGTGCAGGGTTTTTAACAGTTACGGGAACGCCTGCCACCTCAACGCTTACTATCTCAGATGACGGGACGGTAGCAACTTCTTACGTAACTGATGCGGGAACCGCGACACCGGCTGCACATGTTTTGAATGTTCTTGGTGGAACAAATATTAATACGGCCGGTGCTGGAGCTAATTTAACGGTAAATCTTGATGATAATATTACTGTTAATGGCATGAACACCGATGATGCTGCTGCTGGGTTGAGAATAACGGGAAATGCTGTTGGAGGCGTAGGAACAGATGCAAATGTAGACATACGTCTTATTCCACAGGGCGTGGGAAGTGTTGTCATAGATTCTATATCGTTAAGTGGAACCACAATAGCATCAACTTCCGACCTTACTCTTAATCCAACAGGGGATGTTATCGTAAGCAGTGCTTCTCCAGATACTGCAGTTTACTTTGATGCGAATAAAAAACTTAAGTCTCTCGACGTACTTGGTGATGGTGAGCTTATGATCGGAGATCTGCTAGGACCTCCGAAAGCTGCACATTTAACATCAGTTGACAACACGGTTGCCTTCACTCGGGGACCAGGATCGTTAGACTTGGTTGTCGGAGATTCTGTTGCAACAACATTCACGGCAGATGTAGGAAACGCAACGCCGGCTGCGAATAACATTAACATTCTTGGTGGAGCAGGTATTGCAACAAGTGGCGCGGGAAGCACGATTACCATTACTCGAACGGGGGCGGGTATATATACGTATACTGCGGTCAGTGCATCACCATATGTGGTTTTAGCAACAGACAATGTGCTGAGTGTTGATTGTTCTGGTATCCCTATAACGATTCAGCTTCCGGATGTGCCGGTGTTGGGTCAGGTATTTAGAATAAAAGATAGAACGGGTTCCGCTAACGCAAATAATATTACCGTTACAACAGTTACTGGTGCGACAAATATTGACGGTGCAGCTACGTTTGTGATGAATGTGGCATATGAGTCGATTACCGTTATTGGAAATTCCTCCACATATGAGGTGTTATAATGGCATATAAACAAAGAAGTCCAATTATTGTAAGTGAAGGTGGAACAGGGGCGGAAACGTTAACTGAGCATGGCATAGTTTTAGGACAAGGAACTTCAGCGTTAACTACTACAGCTGTTGGAACCAATGGGCAGTTGGTGATTGGAAGCAGCGCGGCAGATCCAGTTTTCGGCACGTTAGCATCAACGGTTGGAACGGTTGAGTTTACTACGGGTGCCGGAACGTTAGCGCTTGATGTAAATGATGGCTTGCAAACAGTAACAGGCTGGGAATCGTGGACAGGCGCTGGTGCATATTACGATGATTCAGTTCTTGGTGATTTTGAGTTGCTGCGCGGTGGAACAGGATATATTAAGAGTAAGCCGGTTACATGGGCTGGCGGTCAGACGTATACGGGAATGGTTGCTGGTAACACATATTATATCTATATAGATGATACGGGAACCATTGGCGCGACAACGGCAGCATCTGAATCTCTTTATACTGACTATATTGTTTTGTTTGAGTGCTTAAGAGACTCTACACCCATAACAAATAATCAGATCACAGTTAAAGAAAATCATCCATTTGATTTCCCTTCATCAGTATCATACTATGCGCATGAAGTTATTGGCTGTGTTATTGAAAACAATGATAACGGGGCAAACATAACCATTAATGGAACACAGAAAATTCAAATTAATGGTGATGACGTATTAAGTGATCATGGTCTGTATACGGATATTGTAGATTCAGCGGGTGTTGGTGTTACGTGGAAGCAGATGTATACCACTGCTGCCGGCAAGTGGGCGCTTTATCAGGAATCAGATACGTTTAATGGTTATTTTAATAGTGGTGGAACGCCAACAGTTTTAACGGGTAATAAGTATGGTGTATATCGCCTTTATGTATCAAAAGATGATCTCAATTCAACAGATCCAACATATTTTGCAGTATTAAATACGGCAGAATTTAACAATCAAGCTGCGGCAGATACTGCAATATCAAATGGTAGCATTGCGCAGGCTACTAACGAATTATTTAACTTAGAAATATCGCAGCTTGGTTATATTATTTATGAAGAATCTTCGAGTTCTATTGTTGAAGTCATTATAGAAAAGGCGACATTAAAGCAAACCATTTCAACGGGTGGAACAAATACGGCAGCATTAATTACTACAAATACAACCAATTTTGACGGGATATTATCTGGAGCAGATACGAATGTTCAGGCTGCGTTGGAGACAATTGATGATTTTGGCAAAGATTTAACTAATAATTGTGTAGTTGTTGGTAATGGTAATGGTAATCCGCTTGGTGTAATTGGTGCTGGAACGACGGGAGAGCTCCTTGTTGGGGCAACCGGTGCCGACCCAGCATTTGCCAATATTGCGTATGGAGACTTCACGTTTAGCAATCTTACTGCAGCAACGACAGCATCGCTTGGCGTTACAAATGGGGATAGCGACGCGACGTCCCACGCAGAATTGTTTATTGGCACTCCTGACGCTGCAGGTGATCCGTACGTCAATTGGCAAATATCAGGAACAACAAATTACGCCTTAGGGATAGACAACTCTGTTGCGGGCGATCCGATCAAACTGACAAATTCTTCAAATCCAAGTGCGGGCGACGACCTTGTAACGATTACAAGTGCGGGAGTTATCTCATTATTTAATGCGCTTGACGTTACGGAAGGTGGCACAGGCGTAACGACGTTGACTTCTCACGGCATTTTATTGGGTAATGGTGCCGGTGATATACAAGCACTCGCTGAAGCGACTGACGGGCAAATTCCGATTGGCAGCACAGGAAACAATCCGGTTTTGGCGACGATAATATCAACGGGAAGTTCGATTGCAATTACCAATGGTGCGGGCTCGATAGATCTTGATGTGGCGGCAGCAGTTGCGACGTCGTACTTAGCTGATGATGCAAATAGTGCGATTCCGGCGGCAAACGTATTGACAGTGGCTGGTGGAACAAATATTGCGACAACAGCGGCAGCTTCAACATTAACAGTTTCTCTTGATGGAACGGTTGGTGTTGCCAATGGTGGTACCGGTGTTTCTAATCCGACTGATCATAGTTTGTTGGTTGGTTCGGGTGCGGCAGCGATGACTGAGCTTGGTGTAGCAACAGATGGACAGCTGGTGATTGGAAGCAGCGCGGCAGACCCTGTGCTTGCGACGTTAACGGCTGGTTCAGGGGTATCGGTAACGAATGCAGCTGGGTCGATAACGGTTGCGACAGAGCAGGCTGGCATGAGTTGGTCTGTGGTGACGACTGGGCAGACTGCAGCTGATAGCACTGGATATTTCTGTAATAATGCGGGTGGTGTCACGGTGACGTTACCGGCAACAGCATCTGTTGGCCATACGTTTGAAGTTTGTGCGATGAATGCAGGCGGATGGACGATTGCTCAGAATGCAGGACAGCAGATATTTATTGGTGACGATTCGACAACAGCTGGAGTTGGAGGTTCTCTTGCTTCAACAGGTATTGGCGACTGGGTAACATTGGTATGTAACGTTGCGGATACAAGTTGGTTCTGTAAGACAGAGCAGGGTAATATTACCGTAACTTAGGAGATATAATGGCGACAAAGAACGCGATAAATAGCAATATTCCAATAGAGATATCTAAGGGTGGCACGAATGCCACGTCGATGACGACTACTGATGGTGTTGTTTATTATGATGGCACGAGTTTAGTAACAACGGCGGTTGGTACAGCGACACATGTATTAACGAGTAATGGTGCGGGAAGTGCGCCAACGTTTCAGGCAGCAGCTGGTGGCGGTGGTGGTGTAGTAGTTACACAATTTACATCGAATGGAACGTGGACAAAAGACGCTAATGCGCAATGGATAGAGCTCATTCTTATTGGAGGAGGCAGTGGAGGAGGATCTGGAAGAAGAGGCGCAAGTGGAAGTGCCGGTGGTGGCGCCGGAGGATCTACTTCTGTTTTAAAGGGGGTAACTATGCCTGCTTCTAATTTTTCAGCAAGTGAATCTGTGACGGTTGGATCAGGCGGAGCTGGAGGAGCAGTTCAAACAGCAAATGATACCAATGGGAATAATGGAACAGCTGGAGGAGCCTCATCGGTTGATGTTATTTCTACGATGACTTCTGTAGTGCAAGGTGCCAGCACTCGGTATGTATATGGATTGGGAGGGACAACAACAACGTCTACAGCAGGTGCAGGGGCAGTTATTTCGAATATTTTTCCACGCGCTAACACTCCAGAAGTTGCGCAAGCAGGAGCAGGAAGCAATTTGGATGCTACGAGCGTAAATGATTTTTATGGCCACGGAGGCGTCTTAGGTGTTGCAGGTGGTGGTGCAGGAGCAAATAGCGGGTCAGAAAAAACAGGTGGAGACGCAGCTTCGCTTATTGGAGAGAGTGGAACTCTTGTTGCCGGCGGTACTGGTGGTGTAGAGTCGGGCACTATTAATGGTACTAATGGTGCAGCAGCCGCCTATGGTACGATTAAGTTTCTTACAATGGGCTCAGGCGGCGGCGGTGGAGGAGGTCAATCAACTGGTGGTTCTGCTGGAACGGGAGGTGATGGTGGTGCTCCCGGCGGTAGCGGCGGTGGAGGAGGAGGTTCATTAAATGGAACCAATTCTGGTGCTGGTGGTACTGGTGCGCGTGGTGAAGTATGGATTATTGAATATTTAGGGTAAGCAATGAGTGAAATCAAAAAATATGCACATATCAACACAACAACAAATAAGGTTATAAACGTTTCTCTTTGGGATGGGAGAGAATATCTGCCCAAGGCTGGAACGATTATGGTTCAGTCTGATAGTGCAAATATAGATGATGACTGGGATCCGATTCTCGAAGTGATCACGCCTATTGATAGAACAGCGCCAGATCCCGAGCCAGAGGAAGAGGAAGAAATATGAGATATGTGATTATTGATAGTGAAAATAAAGTAGTTAACGTTATTATTACTGATCAGGAGTTTGTGGCTCCGCGCAATCACACGGTTGTGCAGAGTGAGAATGCGCAGGTTGGTAATACGTATGATTCAGAAACGGGGTTGTTTAGCGCATGAAGAGAAAGGTTAAGCTTGCTTGTTTTATTGCAGGATTATGTTTATGTGTGGGTGTTTTAACGTGGCAGATGAAAAAAAGTAGAATAAAGGGGGTAACTGTGATAGAAATAGGTGGAAAAGAGTTTATTGGAGAATTGGTAGATTAGAGATTTCATTTACACTCCTTTTTTGTTGGGGCCATGGTTATTTTGCCATGGCCCCGTCTCTATTAAGCAGTATAGAGAGTGGATTTTAGGTGTGGGCTGCTCTCCAGCATTACAGAGCAGCCCACGTGTCTCAGTGTTGTGTTAGGAGACGATTTTTGATAAGTTTTATGATTTTTTTGGTGGTAAGGTGATCGCTGAAGGAGTCGATAAAGGTCCATTTTGGGTGGTTGGGTTCTTTGCCGAGTTGTATATAGACGTCGGTGAATCCGGTTGGTCGTTTGACGTGGCATTGGGTTCCGATGGCAGCTTCGTCAAGGTGGCTGGGTATTGAATGACGAAATATCACATTATCCATGAGGTTCCTTTAGTTTCGGGGTCCGTTATTGCGGAGATCTTTTATTTCTCGGATACGTTTAACGGCGGTCATAAATTTTTCTTTTGGCATGTCGGCGAGGTTTTGTAGTTTGAGGCCATCGAGTACCATTTCTGCAATATCGGGGTATTCGGCGAGTTCGTACTCAAGTTCGTCTAATTGATCTTTGCTCACAATTTCTGTTTTATTTTCTTTTGGGTTGTATTTGGTGTTAAGGGCAACGCCTTTGGCGTATGTTTCGCGTTGTGTGGCGACAGCGGCTTCTCCGTCATCGTCGTCTTCGCCGGTTACGACACCAATTAATGAGGCATAAGACATACGTTTGAGGTATGTGGTATGGGAGCTGATGGTTTGAATATCGTTTTTAGCGGGTACGACGCGTCGTTTTGAGGTGATCCATTGGCCTGAGGTATGCCAGAGGGTGGTGATGAGCCATGATGCGTCATATTCGTCGTAGAGTTGTTGGGTAACGGATAGTCCGTTTTTGGTTAAGGGGCCTCGTGAAGCGCTAACGATTGATTGAAGGTCAGCGTATGAGCTTTTGAAGTAGGGGTTTGTCTTGTTGAGGTCAGCTGATTTCATTTCGGACTGAGCTTTAGCGAGAGCGGTGGTTAATTCATTGATCTCGGGCGACCGTTTTGGCTCAGGAGCGACGTTTTTTGTTTTGGCGAGTGCTTCTATCTTTTGGTAAAGATCTTCAAACAGTGTGGAAAAATGTTGGAATAGGTTGAGTTCCATGGATAGTCCTTATTGGTTAAAAGAGTCGTACCATTTACGGTAGCAAAGATAACACATATATCCAGATTCGATAGAGATTCCACAGATTGAGCATTTATTCATGATAGTTCCTTTCACAACACGTATTGATATATAGTATAACATGTTATATGATTAATGCAATAGTATATTAATACAGGGATATAATAATGGTAACAGATAACATGCAAGCGTTGTTGATGTTGATAAGGATGAGGAGGTTTATGCCGTATAGGCAGTTAGCGAAGGAGATAGGGATAGGGTGTCCGACGTTGATGGATTTTTTGGATAGTAAGAGGCCGCCGCGGTTTGTGACGATGGCGAAGATAGCGAAGTTTATAGAGGATAATCGGGGTGTATGGGATAAGAAGGTGGGAACTTGAATAAAGGGAGACAAGTTCCCGGAAACACATGAAAAAATGTAGTGTAATGATATCAAAAAAAGGGCCGCATTGCTACGGCCACGCAGAAAGGAAAATGTCATATGAATGACGTTGTGAGTGTAGCATGGTTATTTGAGGAAGGTAAGGGGGGGGCGTTTTTAAAAGGTGTTTGGAAGTGGTATAATAGGATAAGGCTAGTTACAAAACTGTAAAGTCTTTGTAAAAGCAAATAGCCGGGAATGGTTCCCGACTATTCTTGAAATTTAGAAGAAAAAAGAATGTGCAATACTTACAGACACATTCTTTTTAAACATAATAACCCGTTAATGTCTCATGAGGTATATTATATAATGAATAATATAGCATATCTATCAGAAAATCAAGTCTTAAATAAAAGAAGTTATCCAAGTTTAATTGGGAAAGCGTCTATTTTTAGCTGTGAAATGGCTATTAATCGTGCGTTTCATGATATGAGTGAAGATGATATTGTGAAGGGGGTGTATGGGTTAAGTCATACAGAGCGGGGGGTTTTTAGTTGTTTTATGGAGTATCACAATTTGTGTTCGTTGGTGTATGTGTCGCAGAGTCGTGTTGGGCGTCGTGTTGGTCGGTGCAGGAAGACGGTATCTCGGGCATTGGGGGTGTTTGAGAGGTTGGGGTTGATGTCGCGGACGAATAGGGGAGTGAAGAAGACGTGTGTGTATCGGGTGCCAGAGAAGGTGTTGAAGTCGTTTGGTTTGAGGGAGCGGTTAAAGGGTTTGATACCAGCGTTTAGGTTTTATTCTTTAGTTATTTTGGCGTCTATTTATGGTGTGTCGGATAATAATGTCCCACAAGTAAAACATACCGTAGGTAGTTTTTATACTAATAAATTTAATATGTATAAAAAATCTCCAAAAAAAGAGAATAAAGTTTCTTATGATGTTGAAAATCCTCCTCCTCGCAAAAAGAAACGCATGATTGATGGAAAAATGGTGTGGGTGGAGTGTGTCAAAATGGGAAGGTATGAGTGGGAGCTTGTGTGGGTTGGAGATGTGTATGTCCCCATGGAAAGGTATATAGAGATGTTAGAGCAAAGCGCCAAAGAGCGTGCGATCGCAGCGGAACGGAGAACGAGGGGTGAGTTGGATAAGATAAATGCGTCGATTGATCATAAAAAAAATGAGACGGTCGACGAAAAGTGGCGGGCCCTTCAAAATGCGGAAAAAGATGCGCAGACGTGTAAAAATCCCTTTTACCGCGATATACATCTGCAAACGGTCGCGAGATTGCAAAAAGAAATTGAACAGTTATTACAGGAGTTAAAATGATTAATATTATTAGGCGAATTGAAGAAACGTTAGAGCATATACACGCAAATAAAGAGAATAATCTTACAAAACAAGATATTGCGCATTATCGTCGCATAGAAAGCGATGTAAATCAATTAAAAAAACATCTTCCAAAAGATGATATATATAGAGAGGTGGGAGATGTTCTTCACTTTTTTGGGGAGCTTGAACTTAATCTTTCCCAGCAATCTAAACTTCCTGTTTCTGACGATACATTACAAAAAGTAAAAGCACTTGCTTATTTTGATGTGCTTATAGCGTTTACGTCTCTCTTTTCTCTCTTTACAGAAAAAGAGGCTGATTATTTAGATTTCCTACTTAACACTGAGAATGCTTCAATAGCAGAGGATTTAATGTACATGGGGAGAATATCACGCTCAATTTTTTCTCAAGGTGAACGCTTTCTTGTTATGCGTGACCAAATAACAAAAAGAATGATATCAACCATGACGACGACTCCCCTTAAGGGTTGATTTGTGATAGGGTCTTCTTGAAGGAGAAGCTTACTATGAAAGAGATGACGTATATCATTCCAGGAGACCCTACGCCTCTTGCTCGTGCACGATACGGTAACAGACGGGTATGGGACTCTCAGAAAGAAGTTAAACTCGTGAGCGGTATTTCTCTTACACAACAACATCAAGAAAAACCTTTCTTCAAAGGACCTCTTCACATGGACCTTATCTTTTATATAGAACTGCCGCAT